AGTAGCCGTCCTTCATGTTCATGCCCCAATTCAGCCTCGGATCCCCGAGACGCATGGACTCCACCAAGTCCCAAAACATCGTGACAAGGATGTTCTGAAAGTTCGCTCCGTCATATGGGATGCCCCTGTCGCACGACTCGTGGGTGATGCTGAACTTCTTCATCGGGGTTCCGTCGAGGAACTTGCCTCCGTTGTGGAAGTGCCCAATCCTCGCCCTGTGTGCGCCAGTCTTGATCCGAAGGGCGGTCAATGTCTCATGGACAATCGTGTGCTTGGCTTGGAACGAGTTGTTCTTGCAGTTGATGGATCCCTCCTCAACCGCCTTCTTCTCGTCGGACTTCGACTTCTGCCACATGATCGCCATGCCCGCAATCAAGCCGCCGATCAGTCCCGAAAGACCGATTCCCAACTCGAACCATTTTGAGAAGGAAGAGAAGTCAGCCTCCACAGTAGACATTCTCGCTTCCCTGTGCGCATGCAGACCCACAATGGACGGGATCCCCCACTCTAGCCGCCTCTGTGCTGTTGACGAAGACCGAGGACGAACCCAACGCCGTCTTGCTCGTGTGGCAGTTGTCTCCGCAGCAATGCGTAGCCCAACCGTCACCCTTGCGGTGCCATCCGAGGCTGTTCACAAACACATTCCCCGAGCCGTCGATGTTCCTCCTCGGAGGAAAGCACCCATGTCCCGTGCAGATGTCAGACTTCCTGTGTGCCGCAGCCATCAGCCACCCCCTTCACCTGCGTGGGCAGGTGTCCTTGAAGAATTCCCGTTGCTTCATAACCATGAGGTAGTCCTCGTTGGTCACGGGCTTGCCGTCCACGAAGAACTGATTCCTGATATTTAGGATGAACCGATCTCGGTTGGTTGACCAGTTGCTCATCACCTGAATGGTGAACACCCCGTCGATGTAGTCGGTTGTCGGTGACAGCGAGTCGAAAGCCCTCGCCGTGAAGACGACATCCTTCGTTCCTCCGAAACCCCCCTGCCGCAACTTCGCCAAACCGAATGTGCCATAGTTGCTCTCCGTGTACCTTCTCGGTCCCTGTATCCCGTAGTCGAAGCCGAACATCTCCGCAGCCTCAATGTCGGACGGATCCTCGGGTATGTCGTTTGGAATGTCGCCGAAGTCCTGTGCAAATATCTCGTCGAGATCGTCCATCCTCCCGTACATTCGTCCCGTGTCGATGTTGAGCGTGAGGCTCGGGGGGAACTTGCCCCCGACTATGGCGTACTTCACCTGTCCAGTAGATGCCGACGACCACCCAAATATGCCAAACCCGCTCATACTCCTAGAAAACGATGCCTTGATGAACATCGTCACCGCACACTCGCTCGTCTCGCCCTCGTCGAGGAACTTGAGTTGCTCGTAGATGGTCGTCTTGGCTGAATTCCTACCCTTGAGCCTGTTGAGGAGAGCATTGGAATTCCATTGGATAGGCTCTGAAGTGGTCACCGCCCTCGGGTTCTGATCCACGATGTTCAACTCCCCGAAGTCACGGTCGGGGTAGTAGAACTCTATCGGTTGGATACCAACCATCGATGCCATCAGAACTCCCCTAAGTCGATCTGATTGTCGAGCGACTGCACGGTCACTTCGGGCGACTCTATGACTATGACAGGGTCAGTTCCGTATAGGGGCGGCTCCACCGTCACAGGTTGCTCCACCGAAGGCGGGGCGAACGCAGCCCCGATCTCATCCATTCCCACAGGCTCCTCGGTCACGGGCGGCTTCTTGCCGCAGGTCACCTTTGGTATTCCCGAACCCACAGCCTCACCGATGTCGGCGACCGTGTCCTGAACCTGACCGACGATATCGTTGACAGCGTTCGTAACCACCGTGACGGCGGAGAGGGTGAGTCCGTTTATCTTGGCAACGATATCTTCCATGGTCGGAAGAATGGAATCCAAGTCGGGAAAACCTAGGTCGAGGTCGGGAAGGCTGCTCATAAACCCGCAGATGTCGATCTCGGGGACGCTCGCCAACTCCCCCCTCACCGTCGATATCTCGTTCAGCGACTTCTTGGATTCCGAGTAGTTCGTCGCTGCGGGAACCACGACCATCCCCTGTATGCTGATCGCCTCGTTGGCAACCACCCTAGGACTCTCCTCAATGCTGATCGCCTCGTTGGCAACCACCATCGGCTTGTTCATACCGAGACTAGCATACTCCTCTATCTTCCTCTCTTGGTCCGTGCCGTAGGTCGAGATGTCCTCGGTCGTGTAGACATATCCCTGCTTGCTCCTTGAGGGAGCGGAGGATGCGACAGGAACCGTGTACTGAACCTTAGAGAAAGACATAGGTCACCTTCCCGCTGGAGGCGGCTCCTTCGACTTGACCTTGATGTCGGACGGACTGATCGTGCCGATCATGGAGTTGACGAAACCACGCATCTTGTCGAGGAATGTGCTTATTCTCGAAGCGTTCTCGCCCTCGGGGTTCAGATCGATCCTCGGTGCGACTATGACCATGTTCTTGTCGCTCGCAAGCGTGTAGGTTCCGCCTACCTTCTGTAGGAAGTTGCCCTTGACATCAACGGTCATGTTTCCACCCACGAGCATCTTCGCATCCCCCACCACCTCTATCTCCAACTCCTTGCCCATCATCACCTTGAGGGTCTGATTGGTGTTGAAGGATGCGTTCCCCTTCACGAGGATCATCTTGTCGTTCATCGTGATGTCCCACGAGTTGCCGACGACCTTCCTCACCTCGCTGCCCCTCGGGTGGATCTCCGTGAATGTCCCCGAGCAATGGTACCAATGCATCCTCTCCGCACCTGGAGTGTCGTCGTACTCGACGATGTGACCCGCCTGTGACTCGTAGACATTGTTGAACGGGTACTTCGCAGCATACGCCGTCTCGGGTTCCCTCCAGAAGCCGTAGAGAGCCGTGGCGCACGACTCAAGACTCTTCCTCTTCTTGGCGACGATGGTGTTCTCGACCTGCTCGTTCCTCGCAAGCCTGTTCGTGTCCGCCTCCCCCATCCGTGAGATGAGCGGATAAACCCCATCAGGATCGGAGAATCCCTGCTTGGGGTCGATGATCGGGTTCTTGGGTATCTGATACGGCTTCAAACCGACATCGTTCCTCGACTCCTCCATCGTCTTGAGGACACTTCTCCTCCTGCTGTCAACGGACTGCGCTATGAAATCGACCTCCCCAACAGGATCGGAGAACCTCACGAAATCCTTGTTCGGAGCGGAGACGGGTATCCTCACCGTGTTGATTCCCCCGACCGTACCGAACACCACGGGTTCCTGTCCATTCAAAGCGTCACGGAAGAACCCGATCACCCATGTCCCCTGAAGGATGCCTGTTGGCGACCATCCCTTGCCCGACATCGATGCGCTGTTCACGGGCATGACGACATTCGCCCATGGAAGGTCTTCGGTGGGAATCTCCCTCCTGTCATCCGTGTGCCACCCTAGCACACGCACACGCACACGCCCGATCTTGAGCGGGTCGTGGATGTCCTCGACGACTCCCTGCCACCAGACGAAGCCGTTCTTGCCCATGAACTCGGGATGTATTGGTTCGTGATTGTGCATTTCAAGTCTCTATGGCTAGTTCAGCCTTCTTGAAGTCGGCAAGAGGCTCGGGGAAGGAATCTCGGGAGAGGGTCATCGTCATAAGATGTTCCCTGTCCGTCACGACATGCTTGACGGTGGTCACCAAGTACCTGCCCTTCAGGTACTCATCCTCGAAGTCATCCTTGTTCTTGAGCGATTCCGAGGACATGATCTTGAGATCGACCACCTGACCGACCTTCACATTCGTATCCCCGTAGCAGTCCACGATGAGGTTCGTCGAGTTGATCTGATTGAGAAGCGATTGCCTGAGAAGAACCGTCTCCTCCGTCTCATGTATGTTCTGCAACCCCTTCATCGTGTAGGTGCTTGAGGGGTAGAACCTGATGTGCGACTCTACGGCGTTCGAGTAGTCGGTCTTTCCCGCAGGGACGAGCGGATTGTCCTCAAGGTGATTCCCTTGATAGGAGAAGGACTCGTCATACTTGAAGTGTGCGTTAGACCAAGCCTTGGTTGTCATGTCGTGGGTCAGCACAGCCGAGGAAAGCATCCCGAGAGTCTGCTGCTTCACCTTGTCTGTGACATCCTCGACGGTCATCGCCACGATGTTCCGCAGTTCCGATTCGATCATCCTGTCGCCGCTCTTGCTCCTAAACCCCTGCGGGTAGTCGGTGTATGTGAATGAAACAGGCTGTATCTTCAGCCTCGAAATCGGGACGAAGTGGTGCCCATCCGAGTTCTCGTACATCACATAGTCGCAGAGGCTTGTGTCGTACCTAGACCTCGCCCTGTGTGCAAGCCAATTGATCGCATACAGAGGGGTCCAATAGGGAATGACATACGACCTTGAGTCGAAGGTTGGTTCGACGGTCTTGATCCGTATCAGTCCGTCATCGTCCTCCCTGTCGGGTGACGCTACGATCCTCCCTCCGAAGCCCCCCTGTGAAGGCGAGAATCCTCCCTCCATCTCACTCCTCGTCACGGCTAGGTACTCGTTGAAGATGTTCTCCACCATCTTCGACACAGGCATGGAGACAAAGGACTTCGATATCCTCCTCTGCATGCTCTTGACCGACTGATGTGAGACGAATTCGATCCTCACCATCTGTGTGCTTGGCTGTATAGCCGCAACCCTGACCGAGATTTTGTATGTCCTGAAGCACAACTTGACCAACGATGATCCGCTGTAGGGAGTCCTGTACTTGATGGTCAGGGTCTCCGCACCGATGATGGGAAAGTGCTTCACGATGTTCAGCGAGTCGATGAGGGTGATGCTCCCCGACATGCAGTTGGAGAACATATCCTCGTAAAGGGTGAAGTTCTCGAAGATGCCCTTGAGGTTCATAGTAAAGCCCGTGTAAGACCGAAGCGTGATCTCGTCGATCACGACATCTCCTGGCTTCGTCATCGTGTTGCTGTCAATCTCTGCCAACTATCCATCCTTGTTTAGAAAAGGCTTCGGAAGTCCCGCAGCACGAGGTCGATGTACTCGGGTCGCATGACCCTTATGTTCCTCCTGCCGTCATTCACCCTCTCCTCATGCACCCTGTTGTTCACCAAGGTTGCGCTGCCGAGCGACTCTCCTCCCGCATCTTCACCCATGGGTATCTCCTCGTCCCTTCCCAAGACATACCTGTCGATGAGTGGGGATTGGCTTCCCTGCGGCTTGAACCACGGCGAGATGGTCTCCTCGTCGGAGTTCTCGAACCTGTTGATCGCATAGGTGTTGTCCTCCGTGATCCTCACGAGAGGCATCGATATCGTACTCCCCTGTGAATTCACCGTATTGAGGTCACGGGTCAGTAGGCTCCTGTCGCTTATCACCGTCGAGTTTCCCGCAGCCTGTCCCTGCAACCTGAACGATCCGCTCGCCACATCAACCACGATCTTGTACAGGTCTGGATCCCAAGACTTCACCGTAGCGGTGGCGACGACCGTGCCGAGATTGTTTTTCTGCTGCACGATGTCCCCGTTCTCAAGGTGGGGAATCCTCCTGTCGAACGCTCGGTTTACATCCGCATTCATCATCCCCACGGGGTCTACGAATAGAGCCTTTCCCCCGTAGGATGCCTCCATATGCTTCTCCATCTCGTTCATGCTCATCGGCCACGAGAAGTATGAGTCGTGAATCTCGTTGAACATGAGTATCAGCCAATGGTAATCCGCCCTTCCGTACACCCTGTATGCGAGGGTTTCGGGCTTCTCACCGTCTTCGACCGTGTACTCAAGGGATGCCGACTGAGCCTCCTTCACAGAGTCGAGTATCCTCGCTCGTGAGAGGATGTTCTTGACCACGACATTCCCGCCCTCGTAGTTCGGGTATGCGACATTCGGAAGGAAGTCGAAGTATCCCATGTGTTATCCTCATGCGGTCGGAATGCCCGCAACATCAATCCCAAACCGCTCTCGGGTAAGGATCTCCATCTCCGAAAAAGCGAGATCCAACTTGATCTTGGTGGGAGATGCGCCGAAGCCGTCCGACTCGAATGTCGAGAAAGAAGTCTCCTCCCCGTAGGTAACCTTTATCTCTGTAAGGGCGCACTTGAAGATGTACGGCATGTAGGTGTTGTTCCTACCGTCGCCCTGTAGGAAGTAGATTTGGAACTCGGCGGGATAGTCGAGGAAGCGACCCGAACCCTCGGATCGCTTGGGGTGAGAGAAAAACTTGAGGGCGTTGATGATCTCGTGGCAGTTGAGCATCTCGCTCCTGCTCTTCGGAAGGAAGGTGTATCCGAAGGAGAACGACCTCCTCTTGACCTCCTTGAAGATATGGAGCGACATAGGATTGACTACCTGCCGCTGCTGCGCCGATGCGAGTTTGGCGAAAGCACCCGATTCCGCCCCAACGGTATCAGACAGTTTGTCCAGTACCTTCAGATTCGACAGGGCGATCTTCTTGCCCATATCCTTCGCAACATCGGCATTTCCCTGTGCAAGAGCCTTCGGCAACTTGAGCAGGTCAAGTGCGCTCATGTTCGTGTCCTCATACTCGAACCCATATTGGAAGAGTATTCCCGTGGGCATATACAGGTAGATCCTATGAAGGACGGGAGCCGTGGTTCCTCCGAGACCCGTCTGTTCCTCGGTATACGAGTCCCTTCCCAAGCCAAGACCCTGTAGGTTCCCCCCCATGAACGAATTTGTCAGAATGCTGACTATCTGCCCTCCCGCCGCAGCCGCTCCCTGCACACCCGCTCCCACGATGTCAGCAAGATCGGCGACTTTGTTGTCTGTCTGCGCTTGGTTCTGTGCCGCACCAATTGCGCTAGCGATGTCCTCTCCGAACTTTTGGAATGTCTGCCGCTTCGTGGCGAGATGCGTGGGATTGTTGTCCCAAATCTCTATGCACATGGCGTTCTGATGCTCGGGATGGGACAGTATCTCCTGCGGGTACCTGTAGAACTTACGGTCCCTCGTGTCCTTGCCACGGTCGTAGAGCCTCCGCTCGAAATCAGACCTGTTCTTACCGAGAAGGAGGCTGTCGATTGCGAGGGTGGTGTCGTATGTCTGCGGCTGGTTGTACGGGTTCGCCATCTATCGCCTATTTAGCGACTCACTCGATAAATAGGAAAAGGGGGAAAGCCGCCATCGCCGCCAACAAGTCGCACAAGGGACTCTACCGACCGAAGAACCCGAGCAAGTACAAGGGTGATCCATCGATGTGCTTCTACAGATCGCTTTGGGAGCGGCGGGTGATGACATTCTGCGATGAGAACGACTCCGTGGTGGAGTGGTCCTCCGAGGAGATCGTCGTTCCGTACATATCCCCCTTGGACGGAAGGCGGCACAGGTACTTCGTTGACTTCTGGGTGCGGCTGCGGAAGCCCGATGGGACTGTTGAGGAGTCTCTGATAGAGGTCAAGCCGAAGCGGCAGACGGTGAAGCCCGAGCAGCCCGCCACCAAGAGGGTCTCCAAGACAAAGATCACCGAGATCAAGAATTGGCTCATCAACTCGGCGAAGTGGGCGGCGGCGAGGGACTACTGTGAGAACCGTGGGTGGAAGTTCATGCTCCTCACCGAAGAGAACATATTCGGGAGGAAGGGATGAGCAAGAAGGAAGCGGCGAAGGTACTGACGCAGTTCCAGAGGACCAACATCCGACTGAACGACGACAGGGCTACCCATTGGCTCGCAAAGAATCTGTCGAAGATAAAGTCGCAGATGCGCCCCTATGCATTCATCGACTCGTCGAAGACCATAACCAAGAGGAGCGAGATGACTCCAGGCAGGATGGTCTTCTACGGGTATGACCCGAAGACGAAGGACAGCCTCGACTTTTGGGATGACTTCCCCATCGTCATAATCCTCCATCCCAAGCCCAAGGGGTTCCTTGGTCTCAACCTTCACTACATCCCTCCCAACATGAGGGCATACTTTCTCAACGACCTGATCGACTATGTGGATGACCCGAATTGGGATGTCTACAACAACTACAAGGCACTCATAAAGGTGACCTATCCGATCCTGAAGTACACGAAGAAGATGTACCCGTTCAAGAACTGCATCAAGCGGTACCTCTTCAACCACATAGTGTCGGACATCGCATTCATTCCCTCGGTGGAATGGAAGTCCGTCCCCTTCTTCCCCTTGGACCAGTTCCAGGGAGCGACGAGGGAGGATGTGTGGAAGTTGGCACGATAGATACCTACCGACATGGCATTTGATTTCAAGTCGGAATTCCTCTCGGCAAAGGAAAGGTGGACGAACGGTTCAAGGCAACCGACCTCTCCTTCCTTCATGGACCTCGCCCATGCCCGAAACAGGGAAACGGGGTTCATGTCAGCCAACAGGTGGCTTGTCCTGATCATGCCGAATCAGAACATACGGACTGCGGTGGACATGCGGTTCGTCCCCGATGTCGGACGGCTCGCCTCCACCTGCCGAAGCGTGACCCTCAACGAGAAGTCGTGGTTCACCACCGAGGAGAACTACATCAACTCGGGTCCGACGAGGGTCATCCCCTACAAGAGGAACACGAACAACAGCGGCGGGATCAAGTTGACCTTCAACTGCGGCTCGGACATGTTCGAGCGGGAGTTCTTCGAGTCATGGTTTTCCTACCTACAGAACCCCGTGACCCGACAATGGAGGTTCTACGACGACTACGCCCGTGAGAGCGAGGTCTTCGTCCTTCTCCTCCCCAAGCAGGTGAAGGACTTCCCCATGGCGATGGAAGCCATGCAGCAGGGGAAGATCACAGGAGTCCGCCTCACGGAGGTGTATCCATACGGCGTGAACCTCAACGGAGGCACTCTCGGCTACGAGGTGGCACAGTCACCCCTCTCCGTGGATGTCACCCTCATGTACCGTGACATCGTGCCCATCAAGGACTACAGGCTCGTCTACCAAAACTCCATCCCGACCGTCACCGAAACGGGCTATCCGAAGATAGAGGAGACGCAGTACGAGCGGATTATGAAGAATAGCCAGTACAACCTGAACAAGGCGGTCAACGGCTTCATCATGGGCGTGGAGGAGGAGAGGACCAAGTTCATTGCGAGGCAGGAGGGAATATCCCTCCTTGAGGCATACGCCAAGCAGTTGGACGAATTCAAAAGGACCGAGGACTTCCCAAGAGCCGTGGACGGGCGGGTCGTATACTCGACCCCGAGGCAGGGAGGTCTCGACTACGGGCTGACCCTGCTGTCGCAGACGCAGGGCTTCTTCGGCACAGGATACTTCGGCGGCTAGTGAAGGCAAACCATAGGAGAGAATGAAATGTCCCTTAGTGGAATCATCGCATCGACACCGAGACACACGACCGTGCTTCCCGTGAGCGGGAAGAAGATCGAGTACCGACCGTTCGTGGTCAAGGAGGAGAAGATCCTCCTCATGGCTGCGGAGACCAAAGATGAGAAGAGCATCTACAGCGCAATAAGGGAGGTCGTATTCTCATGCACGGCGGGGAAGGTGGATGTCACCAAGATCCCCCTCACCGACATGGAGTACCTCTTCCTCCAACTGCGCAGCCATTCCGTAGGAGAGACCACGAAGCCAAGCATCAAGTGCCTCAAGTGCGGTTCGCCGAACGAGTGCGAGATCGTGCTAAAGGACATCGTCCCCATGACGAACCCCTCACATAAGAAGGTCATCCCCATCGTCGATGACATCAGCGTGGTGATGCGGTATCCCACGATGGAGGATGTCGAGACCATCGGCGAGGGCACAGAGGTCGAGAGGACATTCCGCCTCATCATCAGGTGCATCGACAAGGTTCTCCAAGGAGACACCGTCCACAACGCATCCGAGATGGGCGAGGACGAGGTACGGGGATTCGTGGACGAGATGACGCAGGATCAGTTCAGGAGGCTGTTCTCGTTCCTTGAGACCATGCCGAGGATGGAGCGAAAGGTCGAGTTCGTCTGTGGAGAGTGCAATGAGAAGAACGAGCAGGTACTCAAGGGGATCGCAAATTTTTTCTAATAGCCTCCTCCCACGACAGCCTCCTAAACATGCTGTCGGTCAACTTCGCCATGATGCAGCACTTCTACTACTCGCTGCATGACATAGAAGGCATGATGCCGTGGGAACGGAGGGTCTACATCGAACTCCTGATGGAGCATCTCAAGGAAGAGAAGGAGAGGATGGACTCCCTGAACCAAAAGAAGTAAGGAAGAGAACACATGGCGGAATCGACCAACAATCCTAGCGGCATGGGGGGAAATCCAGGACGACCCTCCGTCAACGACCAAGGCGCTGTGCAGCCGAACTTCGCACCTAACCCTCCGTCGAGCAAGTTCCCCTCCCCTGAGGAGCAGATGGCAGGGAAGTCTTTCAATGCGTTCGTTGACAAGAACAACGAACTACAGAAGACCGTCGAGAAACTGACGGCTTCCCTACAGCAGACCATCACACAGCAGCGTGAACTCCGTGAGAGGCTCGACAAGTCGGCGGTCGCCGAACAGGAGGCTCGGGAAAGGGAGATGAAGGCTCGTGCCGAAGCCGAG